CAAGGGCTAAAGAGGAACGTAGAAAACCTTGGAAGCCACCGTCTCAGTTAGACGCACCACCATGTCCTGATGGATATAAGCAACGATGGATAAGACACCGTGTAAATGGAGCGGATGACACTAAAAACGTCAACGCTAAATTAAGAGAAGGCTGGGAATTAGTTCGAGCCGATCAATACTCAGAGAATATGTACTCTGCTTACAACGGAAACATCAAAGCTTATGAGGGTGTCATCAGCGTAGGTGACTTGCTATTGGCAAGAATTCCTTCAGAGATTGTAGATGAGAGAAATACTTACTACAAAAATCGGACTGAACAACAGACCGAAGCTTGGGAACAAGATCCTCTAAGGGAGCAACATCCTAGCATGCCTATCAATGCTGATAGGCAAAGTCGTGTATCTTTTGGTGGTGGCAATAAGAAACCATCCTAAGATACTTAATTAATAAAGGAGATGAACTATGGCAAATCAAACTGGTAATTTCGGATTTCGTCCTGTTCAAATGCAAGGTGGTGCTTACAATGGTCAAGGCCAAAGTGAGTACGCTATTGGGAACGGCGAAGCCTCCGCAATATATCAAGGTGATCCCGTTGTGCTATTAGCCAACGGAAACATCGACATAGGATCGTCTGCTGGTGCTGAACTTATTGGTATTTTTAACGGTTGCGAATATACTGATCCAACTACATCTAAACCAACATGGAGTAATTATTACCCAGGCGGCATCGCAGCAGATGACATAAAAGCTTATGTTATCGACGATCCAAACGTGGTATTTGAAGTCAAATGTGATGACTCAAATGCTGGACAGGCACAAGTAGGTTCTAACGCAAACATCGCTACTTACGGCGCTGGTTCTACCATTTCTGGTATTTCCAACGTTGCAATTGACGGTTCGAGCTTTACAACCGACGCAGGTGCAAACTTTAGAGTTGTAGCGTTATCAACTGATGTTGATAACAATGATTACACTGCTGCTAACGCAAGCATCAGAGTAAAAATCAATCTACACGCTCTAAACGATTCAACAGGCATATAGGAGGTTAAACTATGGCTATATCTAGAAGTCAACTCGTTAAAGAGTTAGAGCCAGGTTTGAACGCTCTGTTCGGCTTGGAGTATGGACGTTATGATGCTGAGCATGCTGAAATTTTTGATACAGAAACTTCTGATCGTGCATTCGAAGAAGAGGTAATGTTATCAGGTTTTGGTAATGCTAGAGTAAAGTCTGAAGGTGGTTCAATTGTTTATGACAATGCGACAGAAACCTTCACAGCTCGTTACACACATGAAACAATTGCATTAGGTTTTGCAATCACTGAGGAAGCAGTAGAGGACAACCTTTACGACAGAATCTCAGCAAGATATACAAAAGCTCTTGCTCGTTCCATGGCAAACACTAAGCAGGTTAAAGCTGCAAACGTACTTAATAATGCGTTTGACTCTAACTTCCCTGGTGGTGACGGCGTAGAACTTTGTTCAACTGCACACCCACTTGTCACTGGTACATTGTCAAACGAATTGGCAGTTGCTGCTGACTTAAACGAAGCATCTCTTGAGCAAGCATTAATTGATATTGCTGCTTTCACTGATGAGAGAGGCTTACTGATTTCTACTCAAGGTAGAAAACTCATTATTCCTTCTGAGTTACAATTCGTAGCAGACAGACTAACTCAATCAACATTAAGAGTTGGTACTGCTGACAACGATATTAACGCAACAAGAAATATGGGTATGGTACCTGAGGGTTACACAGTAAACCACTACTTAACAGACCCAGATGCGTTCTTTATCAAAACCGACATTCCGAACGGATTCAAACTTTTCCAAAGAAGCCCAATTAGAACTTCAATGGAAGGTGATTTCGACACAGGAAACGTAAGATACAAAGCTAGAGAGAGATATTCATTTGGATTCTCAGATCCTAGATGTGTATTTGGTTCACCAGGTGCTGCATAAGCATTACGATAAATAACATTTAATTAGGGGGCTTTTATGCCCCCTTTTTTTTATGGTACTTTATAACTTTATTAACCTCATGACCCTTCGGGGACTATTAACAAAAGGAGATAGACATGGGAACAACTACATTTTCTGGTCCAGTAAAGGCCGGAACAATTAAAGATACAACAGGAACTACTTTAGGAACTGATGTAAAAAACGTAGGTTTTGTCGTTATGGCACAATCTGCATTTATTGATATTACAGGTGCATCTCACCTAAACCAAGTTATTGGAACAATTCCTGCTAACTCACAAATCACAGACGTTATCTTAAACGTAACAACTGTAAATGATGACACCAACGCAGCGACTGTTTCTGTTGGCACAACAGGTGATGGCGATGCTTTTATTGCAACTGCAAACGTAAAAGCTTTAGGCACAACTTATGGTACTTTAGATACTGAAGCATCAAACGTTGGTTCTACTGACATTCAAGTTCTTGCTGATTTTACAGGGACAGATGGTGACGGAACCACAGGTAATGCGACAGTAACTGTAAAATATTTACAAAACGCTCAGATAGCACTTGCTGGTGACGTACCTGCGTAAGGAGTAGAACATGGCTAATACAGTAACAGGACCTACAATTCAGTTTCAAGGCGATAGAAAGCTAATTAATACTGTTTTTGTAGCTTGTGACGGTGGTAATGCTAGTTCTATTACTCTAGTTGATGTGTCGGCTCTTGCAGCTAACAAAAGGGGAGACGC